CCTTCTACTTTTTAGATAAGAAAGAATGAAAAATGACAATAGCTGAAATGCTCATGGAACGAGTATCAGGAAACGAGGATCACGAATTTATTTGGTATGATGAGGATCGCTCGTTATATACCGGACAAGCGGCATGGCAGAAGTTCTGCACCGATGCTAAGCAACGCTACACTGTGTTGTCTGGCGAAACTGATAACTGCTTGCTACTGTTTGACGATTTATCTGCTGTACTATTTGAGGAAAATCAATTAGTATCGGTCTTGGTACCATAACAAAACAATAAGGAATATAACATGAAACTACTAACCAAGAAAATCCTAGAAAAGTTCCAGAAAACTGGATCACAGGAAACTGTAAGCGATCCCATTGTGGTGGCAAAGTTCTTTCACCCCATTGGATCATGGTCGTGGTATGCCACGGAATACGACCCAGAAAACAAAATGTTCTTTGGGCTCGTTCATGGGCTAACCAAGAATGAATGGGGCTACTTTAGCTTGCAAGAATTTCAAGATATGCCAAAGCTTTCCGGCCTTGGAATTGAGCGGGATATGTACTTTACTCCTTGTCCAATTTCTAGTATTACATAAGCCGATGGAATACTTTTCAACAATGTCGGTGGTATGGATATTGGTCATTGGGATACTATTCATACTCATGGCTACGAACAACACCAATAATAAATAGGAGATAAACGATGCTAACGAATAAGTATACATCATGGGTGACTACCATGAACAATGTCAATGAACTTCCGCTTGACATTCTGGTTGAATTAGCTGCCGATGCTAATGCAGCCGGACGGAATGTTGAGATAAATAAATGGGGATACCCTGAGTGTGAAAGGGAATTAGTGTTTGAGGAAGTACAAGATTGGCTACTGGAAAAGAGTACATATGGCTTCGGAACGTGCAGTTATATGTTTGACCTAGACCAGTTTGACAACTTCTAGTAAAGTCTATAACCGCAAACAAAAGGAGCAACAAGATGACTAAGCACGTTTTTGAAGTAAGTGCGGACATTGGGTCAGTAGCTATCACAAGCAATGGTGTACGGTTCTTCTTCGCTAACGGATATGGCGATGGAAGGCACGAGTGCATAGTTTGTGATGCGGATGAGAATTTCGATGGCGGATTGGATACAAGGGAGGATAGTCCAGAACGACATTGGAACTTTGAGGGTTCCTTTGAAGTGAGCAAAGATATACCACACAGTTTTGCCAGTCTCATGAACTACGACTGCGGTGGAGACATTGTTTATACCTTCTCTCCGGGCAGGTGGTTCGCATACTCTAACGAGGGTACCGTTATTATACGGTATGTAGATGATTATATTTCTGGTGCTATGGAAGTGAATGAAAGGTAGGTTATGAAGCATGGTAGATACAATTGGCGCAATTTTATTGCTTAGTATTGTTGCCCTTGTAGCTGGTGCATTTGTCTTTATGGTATATGTAAGCTGGAAAATTGTACAGTCTATTGGAAAAGGTATTGACAGGTAAAAGGAGATGAACAAATAATGGCAAGTAGAAAAAATAGGCGCAACTCACATGATTATTTGCGAGTGTTCCTAGATCATGCTCGTCCTAATCCCATCGCTAAAAATCTTAGGGAGGGGCAATATCAACCACAAGTTGTGCCAAATAAAAAGCACTATGATAGGAAAAAGGAGAAGGATTGTGGCGATAAATAATTTTCCGGTGGATGCAGAGAATAACTTTGCCCATGTAGTTTGGAAAAGTTCTGTAAGCAATTCTCGCACACCTAAAATCAATGAGGATTATTCGGAGCAGAAAGACGAGTACGCAGAAAAATTACACAGAAAGCGTAAGACAAAATACAGAGATAAGGTAAGACGGCAACAGCGATTGCGTAAAAAGAAATATAGAGAGGATAGTGAACAGCATGATTGAAATATCATGGAATGCAATGGCGGTATTGTTTACGATCTTATTCAACTGGGGACACGAAAACCCCGAAGTTGTATTGTACGGGGAAGACATATCTTCCTTATGGTGCATGAGTGTAAATGTGTACCATGAAGCAAGAGGAGAGGCACGCACAGAACAAATTGCTGTGTCGCAAGTGGTTCTAAATCGCGTAGCCGATCCACGCTGGCCGGACACTCCTTGCAAAGTAATTACACAGAACCAACAATTCTCATGGTATTGGGATACACTACCGGACACGATACATGACTTAGGTGCCTTCAAAGAAAATGCTTATGCGGCATTGCTGGCGTATACAGGTCTTACCAAGGATGTAGCAAAAGGTGCTACCCATTACTATGCACATGACCTAATAGCCTTACCGTCATGGGCTACCAACATGACAGTTACCAATAAGCTAGGAGGTCATACATATTTAAAATAAAAATTCCCATTCTCCTCTGGATTGTAATTATCCCTTTGACATTGTGGATTTTATTTGTAATAGGGGCTGCTCTGATCCAGACATTTTGTGGTTGCCTAGTGTAATTAAATCTGCTATATTTAGCATAGTTAATACTTAACCCTAGAAAGGAAATTATAATGCTTGTTCACTCGCTCGAATTGCCTAAACATCTCCAATATAAGCCTTTACTTCAGCACATTGACCATGAAGGCAAATTTATTTCGTCGTCTTTAGGACGTAAAGTGGTACGTGACGACACAAATGAGGTTGTTGGTATAGTCAAAAGTAGGGCTCGACCAACGCCCTTCTCTGATGTCTGGTACCCGTTAGTGGAAGGACTAGAAAAGTCTGACCTAGATTTGTCAGGAGTTGAGGTGGCATGGATGTCATCTAATAATGGTGCAAGGATGGTTGCTGACATTACATTAAAAAATTATTCCTACCAGAAAATTGTAGGAGAGCCAATGGCATTGGCAATGCGTGTCTACAATTCAGTGGATGGCTCACTGTCTTATAAAATTGTAGCTTATATCAAGAGATTAGCTTGTCTCAATGGGATGCCAAGCATTGCAGAGAATACATCTGTTACATTCAAGCACACCGCTGGTACTGATCCCGCAAAGATTGGAAAACAGGCGTCCACATGGCCCGCTGCACTAGAAAATACAGCTCATGTTTTCAACTGGATGAAGAACATTCAGATTGAACGGGATGACACACAAACTTTTCTTACAACCAATCTTTGTGTAACTAAAACTCCAAGTGGCATTAGGACAAATCAAAAATGGTTGAACACCATGATGTCGCTTTCGGATACATATAGTGCATCTATTGGCGAGAACACTTACGCATTGTATAATGCACTAACTCACTATGGTTCGCACGTTGACATAGATAGCTTGCGGGGAGCGGATTTATGCAATCGTGCATTGCGACAAGAGAAAGATGTCAAGAACCTCGTGCAAGGTAAGGCATTTAGGAAGCTCATTAAGTACGATGAGTTTGAGCAGCGGTTGGCTGCGTAAGAATCTTGTTGCAATAAGAGTGACAGGTACGGTGATTTGTTCTCCTCACTGTGCCTGTCACTTATTTTTATATAAAAGGAGGAGCAATGTCTAATTTAAAAGAGAAATTTTATACTCTCTTACAAGAGTTAGTTCAGTGTGAAGTAGTGGAGTTAATGCAAGACCCATCACAAAATGATGAGAAGTATTATCTATTAAAAACTCATTTAGAGCGAGTTGAAGGTAGACTTGGTTTGTTGGAACGCCGGTATGCACAACTCAATCGTTCTTTAGCTAATGATGGTAAATAATGCCTATTAAAAAAGTTACTCCTAGCCACGGCCTAAGCTGGTACCTCAAGTGGGCAGGTACTATTTGTATCTTAGCGGGCGCAGCGTGTACGGCTTTAGATATTGTGCCTATTAATCTATTCTTGTCTACATTAGGGGGTGTCTTTTGGTTTGTTGTGGGTATATTATGGTGGGATAAATCTTTAATCCTATTAAACCTGTGTGTAGGTTCGATTTATTTTGGTGGCTTGCTTCGATACTATATAAATTTATTAACCTTATAGGAGACAATCATGAAAACTATTGTGCACGTTAATCAACATATTATTAAATCGAATCGTGCAAAGAATGAAAACAAGCCAGTGCTTACGTGTAAGACATACAAAACAAATATATATGCACAGGAGGTACTATTGAAAGGACCGTGCCGTGTAGTTTATAGACCAAACGCACCTCTTTCATGTGGTGCACAAGTATGGATTGAAACCGATGGAGAAATAACTACTTTACATAATGTAAAATATCGTGGAAAAGATTATCTAGTTGAAGCAGACTCTACATATCGTGGAAAAGATTATCTAGTTGAAGCAGATTTAACCTTTTGACATATAAAGAAAGCTGTGATAGTATCTTATTAGTTCTGGTACTTTCAACAGCAGAGGTAAGTGGAGCAAGGTGGACCCATATCTTATACTATAAATTTCTAGAATAGAGTATGAGAATAGGGAATAGACTAACTGCTGCATGAAATGGAAGAATAGACTAACCTTACAATTAGAGTATATAATACCCATACAAAGTAAAGTACGAAACCTGAGACAGTACAACTTAGGTAGGAACTGGGATCAACTATTATATATGTTGAAGATTGAAAAGGCTCTAGTCAATTACAAAGTTTCATCGTCTAGCTCTCGCCAGATTGCGATTTCTAAACGTAGATACAATTAATCAGGAGAAGACGATGTTAGATAATCTTGATATTCCTATAGCCCTACTCCGTAAAAAGAAACTAGGTAGGCCCAGAAAACTTAGTCATGCTTCCGTTGTGGATATGGAACAAGCAACAGAAATCCGTCAGCAACAATGGAAGGCAATCAAAGAAAACCGATACGGTACGTACTACAATATGTACCTTTCTAATGAGTTACCCCGTTTTGGTTGTGGATATAGAGGTTTTTATGTGAAGGAGGGACGCAAGTGGGCAAAACTTACTCAGCACATAGGTGATCCCACGGATACAACTTCACGTATACGAGGCCGACTGTCTCTAAACAAATGGAGTGAAATGAAAAGACAACATGAACAATTAATCAAAAGGAATAGCCCTGATGAAGTTGAAAAGAGACTCAGTAGAAGGCGTCGTAGAGCTATATAAAACTACGCCTGAGTTCACAAGAAAGATACAGAGCCATAAAACTAGGGCACAGTACCGTTATCAGTTAGATAAACTCTGTGCCCTAGAGGGTGTTGGTACATTTCCCCTAAAAAAATTGAATGTAGCAAAGTGTCAACAGATTTACTGGCAGATACTAGATAGTGTAGAGGGAGAGGGTACGAGATTTGCAAATTATACTTTGCAGATTGTTACAAGAGCATGGAATGTTTTAATGCGCTATGATATTCTTGAAAAGAATCCGTGGCGCTTTGTCGAACGAGCTAAGATAGCACCACGAAATACCGTTTGGGAACCAGAAGATTTTAGAATGTTTTTAACGACTGCCTTTATGGTGCCTAAGTGGCGTAACATCGGACTGCTTGTTCGTATCAATGTTGAACTTGGACAACGCATCGAGGACATTCGTCTGTCCAAGTGGGAGAATTATAATCTAAAAAAACAGTTATATATTCGGGAGGTTATTGAAAAGACTAAAGAGCGTATACCGGGTATACCTCTATCTGATGGGCTAACAAAGATGCTACAGGAACAAAAAGAAACATATGATTTTCAAGAGTGGGTCGTACCTCATCCCTTTACGTTGCGTCCCTATAGTGAAAATAATATAGCAAGAAGTTTTAGAACTATCATGAGGGAGGCAGGACTCGCTTCCCGTTTGCAACTTAGGGATATAAGACGTACTGTACTCACAGACTTAGCAAATTGTGGAGCTACCGATACAGAAATTATGTCCTATAGTGGGCATAAAAATAGAGAAAGTCTGGGGCCGTATGTTAGGATCAGTACAGAGCAAGCACGTAACGCAGCAGCGAAACGTAACTTTAATCCTGATACCTTTTTTAAGGAGGGAGAATGAATATTGCAGGGGTTCTGAATAATTTAGATTTAAGATTGGGAGAACAATACAGGGGAAATTGTCCCGCTTGTGATGGATACAATACTTTTACAGCTACACGGACAGGCGATGGGGTTCTGTTTAATTGTTATAAGGCTGGTTGCCAACTCTCCGGGCGTCGATCTTCCGATATACGAGTGCAGGATATTAAGGCGGCACAGACTAAGACAACTGAACCTAACTTTCGTTTACCTAAGCAGGTGCTACTGGGCCGTCCAGAACTAACAGAATGGATTAATAAACATGGCTATCCTTTTCACAACCTTGAGATATACTATGATCTAAAGGAAGATAGAGTTGTATTTCCTGTTAGACATGGTGGACTTTTAGTGGATGCTACGGGCAGAACCAGAGATATTTATATTAAGCGTAGGCCCAAATGGAAGCGTTATGGGACCGCTAGTTATGCCTATACCGCTGGCACTGGCCGGATAGCGGTAGTTGTAGAGGATGCTATCTCAGCAGCCGTAGCAGGGGCAACAGACAGCAACTGTACAGGGGTGGCTCTCTTGGGTACCGCTTTACTTCCTACTCACGTAGAGCAGTTACAGGGCTATGGAGGGATCATTGTAGCCTTGGACCCTGATGCCTACCAGAAAACCTTGAAATTTACACAGGAATTACGTGGAAAATTATTTCATAATAAAATAGTTTCCGCTAAGTTAGAAGATGACTTGAAATATCGCCGTGAACATGATATTCTCCTAATTGGAGAAAGAGCTAATAACTTTATGCAAGCAAACTAAGAGAGGAGAATGTACATGGAGCTGGCGTTATTGCGTACTCTAATGGATCGAGAATTTTACAAAGCGCATAGGAATTTAGCCAAGGAGAAAATATTTAGAAGTAAAGAAACCCGTGTTATTAAAGCTGTTATAGAAAAGGCTATGCAGAACTACGAGAATGAACTGAGTTCATCAGATATTGAAGCCCTGTTTTGGGCAGAGAATCCTGCCTTGACTACTGCACAACGTGACATCTATAAAAGTTTATTTACTAAGTTACACGCTTGCACTCCACTAAACGATGAAGTTACCCAAGATGTTCTTCGAGAACTTAATCGGGAAGATGCAGCAAATGAACTAATGGACATTGCTTTTAAAATGTCTAATGGAGAAGTAACATCTTTGCATAAAGTTCTAGAATTTATAAGTAAACGTGAAGAAGATTTTATGCCAGCACTGAAAGTTTACTTTGAGAAGATGGACATTACTTCTTTATTAAAACAAAATGAATTAAACTTTAAATGGAAATTTAATATTCCCAGTGTAGCTCAATTGGTTCCGGGGGTGAACAGTGGACAGATTATTATTGGTGCCGCTCGTCCCAATACCGGCAAGACATCTAGCCATGCTTACCTATGTGCTGGACCCGGTGGCTTTGCTCACCAAGGAGCTAAGGTTATGGTACTTGCTAACGAAGAAATGCCTAACAGGGTGTCAGCAAGATACCTTACCGCTGCTTGTGGCATGAAAATAGGAGATATAGTTAATAATAGACAACAAGCAGAAACCTTATTCAATCCCATCAAAGATAATTTACATATTACCGATGCTACCGGATGGGATTTAGACAGATTAGAACGAGCGGTTAAAGCATACGAACCAGATATTGTTATTGCGGACATGGCAGATAAGTTCTTACCGGACGGAAAGTTTACCGCACAACATGAACAATTGAAGGCTACCTATATTCGCTTTAGATTAATTGCTAAACAGTATAAGTGTGCGATCTTTGCTATGAGTCAATTATCTGCGGAAGCAGAAGGAAAAGTCTTTGTAGATATGAGTATGTTGGAAGGTAGTCGAACAGGAAAAGCAAGTGAAGCAGATGTTTTATTTTGCATTACTAAGACGCCTATGGTAGAAGGACAACAAGAAGAAGATAGCCCAGAAAGACATTGGTTAGTGATTAAGAACAAATTAACTGGTAAGCATGGTCGAGTTGTTACGTTATTCGATCCATTAACCGCTACTTTCAGAGCATAGGAAAATTATATGAAACTGACTATTGATGTAGAAAACACAGCAATAAAACTTGAATCAGGAAAGATTTTAGTTGATCCGTTTACACCAAATAATAAGCTTGTCTTAGTATGCACAAAGCAAGATGGAGGAACCGAATCTTCCTTTTGGTTTAATCACTCTACGCATAGCACGGATAACGCTAAGGAGTTATTACAGGCACAGTTGGATCAAGCTACCGTTCTCATTTGTCATAATGCACAACACGAGTTGATTTGGCTGTGGGACACCGGCTTTGTTTATGATGGTCCCATATTCGATACAATGTTGGTCGAGTATCTGTTTCAACGTGGACAAAAAGAACCGCTTTCCTTAGAAGCTATAGCCGAAAAATGGGAATTAGAAAATCAAAAACTAGACACACTAAAGGTTCAGTTGAAACGAGGCATTACTGTAGATAATATTAATGGAGAAGAACTACAAAAATATTGTTTGGTAGATGTTAGAACAACGTATGAACTAGCTATGAACTTACGCCAAAAAATGTTTAGTTCTTCGTATGCGTCATTACAAAATATAATAGAATTGACAAATGCTTTATGCGTATTGTTAGCACAAATATATTACAGGGGATTCAGTGTGGACACTAAGACCTTGATGGAAGTAAAACAGGAATTTCAAACTGAAAAACAAAACTTACTTTTGTCTTTAGAAAAACAGGTACAGGAACTTATGGGAGATACACCAATTAATTTATCTTCACCTGAACAACTAAGTTCCATGATCTATAGTCGGAAGCCTAAAGATAAAGCAACGTGGGCTAGTTCCTTTTCTAAGTATATGAAGAAGAAAGAATTTGATTCCTCTGTAAGAGATAACTCTACAATTATGTACAAAACAACCGCTATATCCTGTAAAGAATGTCAGGGCAAAGGCTATAACCTGTATATTAAAAAAGACGGTTCGATAGGAAAAGCTAAACGACTATGCCGTATATGTGATCAAACCGGGATTGTTTATATCCCGCAGAAACAGATGGCAGGATTAAAATTTGCTGCGCCAGAGGCTAACTGGGTAGCAAATCATGGGTTCAGTACAAATAAGTTGAGTTTAGAAATGCTTGAGACTGTAGCACGTAGACGCAACATGACATCGGCTCAAGAATTTTTACATAACATTCGCCGGTTGTCTGCTTTGGATACTTATTTATCTTCCTTTGTTGATGGGATTAGTACCTTTACTAAAGCAGATAAAAAATTACATGTACGCTTGGTGCAACATCGAACCACTACTGGTAGGTTGGCGTCTGATTCTCCAAATCTTCAGAATATGCCACGCGCTAAGACTTTTCCTATCAAGAAAGTGTTTCATTCTCGTTGGCCTAATGGACAAATTATTGAGGCAGATTTTGCCCAGTTGGAATTTAGAACGGCGGCATTTTTAAGTAATGACCCTGTTGCAAAAGAGGAAATTCAAACAGGTTTTGATGTACATAGCTACACCGCCGACATTATTACTGAGGCTGGACAGCCTATTACGAGACAGGAAGCAAAAGCACACACCTTTGCTCCTCTATTTGGAGCTACAGGGTATGGGCGGACAAAGGCGGAAGCAGCTTATTATGAACATTTCATTGAAAAGTATAAAGGTATTTCTGCATGGCACACATCTCTCGCCAATGAAGTCATGGAAACAGGGATGGTGACAACTCCTACCGGACGACAGTTTGCTTTTCCAGATGCCAAGAGACGGGCTTATGGAGGCATAACCTATTTCACAAATATTAAAAACTATCCTGTGCAATCTTTGTCCACAGATATTGTGCAATTAACATTACTGATCCTTGAACAAAAAATGAGAACTCAAAAATTACACAGTGTAATTGTAAATAGTGTCCACGATAGTGTAGTTATAGACACATACCCTGATGAAGAAACCATCGTGCTGAAACTAATTGAGGAAACAGAACAGCAACTTAGAGATACTTTATTACTGAGATTTCAGGTAGATTTTGATGTACCATTGACCATTGAATGTAAAACAGGACCAAATTGGATGGATGTGACATAATCTACTTGACTTTTGTTTTGGAGCATATATAATGGTACAATCTTTTAACTGAAAGGAGCCAATATGGACACACAATTAACTACAATTGATACACAAAATTATGATTTAATGGCAGAAATTATGGGGATTCCTCAAGATTCTGGTACAGCCAGAACGGGAGATTCACTCTGTCGCATGAGAATTTGGAACCAGCCGGTGATGGGCACGGTAGACCAAGATGGGAAGAAGCGAAAAATGGAGGTTGTGCCGGGAGGCACCTTCCGCTTTGATGAGGGAAACGGCAAATATATTTATGCTGAGTCTGTCACCTTTAGGCCCTTCCTTCAGAGATTTAGATTCTCTAGATGGCTACCGTATTCTGCGCCTGATTCTAAAGGAAAGAAGGGACGCTATGTAAAGTCCGTTTTTACGAATGATTATAAACTGTTTACTACCGCAGATTTAATAGATGAAGATGGTGGCTTTAACTGTGGACGACCTGCTGGTTTTGTGCAAAACTGGAAAGACCTTCCCGAAGATACCCGAAAATTAATTACTTCTGTTAGGCGGGTTCGCGCCATCTTTGGAACAGTGCATCTTAAAAATGCGTTGAATGAAAATGGAGAAGCTGTCCCTGCGGAGGATAAAGTTGTTCCGGTAATCTGGGAAGTGGAAAATAATACAGCATTTAAAATAATGGGTGAGCTGCTACAAAAGTATAGGACGGCAGGACACCTGTTTCCACAGCATGAGATAACCCTTACAACAGATGGTTCTCCTATGGCAAATGGAAATATGCTTTATCTTCCTGTTCCAGAAGTAGATTTTACTACATCCGTGGAAATTGTTCAGCCGGATGACAGTGATATTTTAGTCCTATTTCAATCGTGGGTGACTAACTACAATAATTTTATTATTGAGTCCCACAAAAAGAAATCTCCAGATGTAGCGTTTACATCTGACGAACAAAATGTGATTGACGCTTTCATTACGGTGGATGAAAGTTAGTAGTATGGAACATGCTGCGGAACTTAAAGTACATTCTTACCTTTCTGATGTGCGAACAGGTAAAGCAAGCATGTCTGACGAAACAATTAGGGGAATTGTACAGCATGTAGAAGAGGCAGTACATAAGCAATTTCAATCAACTAGAACAAAAAACTTTCGTTTGCGGGCTAGTAATATTGGAAAAGCGGAGTGTCAACTCTGGTTTCAAAAAAATAAACCAGAGGCTGCCGTTCCTCCTGCTTCACATTTTTTATTACGCATGATGATAGGCGATATTACCGAAGCAGTATTTAAGGGGGTTCTAAAAGAAGCTGGTGTTTCTTTTAGAGAACCGGAAAAAGTAAAAACAGAAATTGGTGGAGAAACAATATCAGGAGAATATGATCTTATTCTTGACGATAAAGTAGACGACATTAAATCCGCAAGTCCGTGGTCTTATAGAAATAAATGGCTAGACGGAAAACATGTGGAAGAAAATGATAGCTTCGGGTATGTGGGCCAATTAACCGTGTATGCTAAAGCTACCGACACAGAACCGGGTGGTTGGTGGGTTATTAATCATTCATCAGGAGAGTTTAAATACATTCCTTACATGAGTGATCCAGTCAAGGTAGTACAAAAATTAGCTAAGACTGTTCAGGAGCTTAAGAAGAATGTCTTTGCTAGATGTTTTAAGCCCATTAAAGAAATGTTTCGTGGTACAGCAACAGGCAACTATATCTTAGGTACAGAATGTAAGTTTTGTTCTTTCAAACACGCCTGTTGGGGGAAGCAATTAACTGAAGAACCTTCCCGTGTGAGTAGTGCTAAAATTAAACCTACGGTATTTTATATTGATAAACAAAAAGGAGATATACACAATGACGCAAACTGATGGTACTAATAATTTGGGGGCAATGACAACTCAAACTGAATATGATGATACCCCTCTTGAAGAGCTTCAGGAAATTGTAGAACTTTTATCCAATCAACTTCGCTCCGCAAAACAAGTCTTGCGAGAAAAGCGACTAGCTGGAGTCAACGCTGCTCTAGCAACTAGGAGAGAAGCAGATGCAGAATTGGCGGAAGAACTACGAAAGCTTGGACATCCGGCCACTCGCCTTCATCAATTACTTCCTATAGATAATTTATCTACAACCTTTCGTAATTTACATCGCCTAACAGATTTTCGATTCTAGGAACCTCTATACTTTTAAAGGAGTAGTCTTATGAAAGAGATTGAAATAACTTTAGATATGATAGATAAAGCTAGAACCAAAGCTAAAGAACTGGGTAGGCTAAATAATTCCATTCTCAAAGGAAAAGGAAATCTTGCCGGGTTTATTGGTGAACAGATTGCTTTACAATGTTTAGGAGGTAACTGGGAAAATACCTATGAATATGATATTGTATTACCGGATGGGAAACTGGTAGATGTTAAGACTAAACAAACTACTGTTACTCCTCTTCCAGAATACGACTGTAGTGTAACGAAGTATAACACTAAGCAACAATGTGATGTCTATGCG